TTTTTTTGATTGCAACTGAGCCGATCCGATTCTCTATCTCACACTGCGCATAGCTGCGCGATTAACTGCTGTTTGCTCCGTTTGGCACGTATCCCTCCAAGGTCTCGCAGCTCGCGGCAGCTCAGCAGCTCTAAATCCGCGGCCAGCTGCGCCAGGGGATGCACAGCTACCGGAACGGCCACTGTGAGCCGCTGTAGGGGCTGCTGGCGCGGTTCCGGGGGTGACACTACCGGGGGTACCCACAGACGGCGCCACAGGACCGCCAAGGCGTCGTTGGCGCAATGCACGGCGCGTCCGGTTTCGTAGCCTGCGTGGTACGTCATCACGGCAAGCACGATCAGCCCGTGCCAGACAATCGCGCCGACTTCGCGCCAGTCGATCATCCGGGCCACCACGTAGCAGCGGCCGGCGATCCTGCCGGCAGTTCCGGCGATGGTGTGGTTTTTCATGGTTCCGATGGGGGTAAGTGGTGTGCGGCCGCGGCCATCGCTTCCAGGCCAGCGGCCACAGGGGCCCCATCGGATCGGCTCAGTTTTCGAGGTGGAGGCGTGGTTCGCCTGTGCTCAGTCTCGGCGATACCCTAGCAGTCTGCAGCGGATTGTTGAAAATCTTAATGACCGCAATGCGAAAGCCCGGCAGCGTGTGAGACTGCCGGGCGATGGTGCGGATTGGTGAGATTTGAGACACCCCAGGCTGTAACTGGACTGTCTGCTGAGACGTGGTGAGACCGTCTCAGCTCTGCAGCTTGTGGAGCAGCAGGAACCAACGCAGCTGCGCTGCGTCATCCTCCCGCTCAATTGCTGCCTGATACTGTCGCTCCGCTTCCGCGGCCACGTCGATCGTGCCATCCTCTCGGCGCGCGATCGCCTCAGACTCTGCCGCGGCGCTGCCGGCAGCCATGGCAGCGGCCGCCAGTCGGTAAGCCGTAGCACGGCTGACACCAAACAGATCCTGCAGCGCTGCCACAACGTCGGCGCGGCTGTCACCATCGGCGGCACACTGCCGCGCAAACTCTAAAGCTGCCGCGTTGGTTGCTGCCATGGTCAACCTCTCACGGTCGAATGGATCCCGCAACGGGCTACCACAAGCTGCCGGTAAATTTCCCGCGCATTGTCTCCTAAGTGGCGCGGGTGTTCCGACTGGCACGGGCCAGGCTGAAACCGGATCCGCTCAAGTTGGGCGAACTTGGCATAGGTTGCGGACCCCATGCCTTCATGCCAGGTCACAGCAAAGGCCCAGTGGGCCAGGCAGATGTCGAATCGGTCGAAGTACATTGGAAGGTCTCCGGTAGGGGGCAATGGGTCAGGCTGTGGTGGCCATCCAGTAGTAGGCGTTGGCGTCATGACCGCGGCCGCTGATCCGTAGTGACGTCTCGTAAGGCCAGGCCGCCAGTAGTGCTTCTGCCGCCGCTTGATGGTTCTCTTCGGAGTTGAGCGCATGATCCCAGCCCAGAACTTTGCGCCAGGTCTGGCCGTTGTCTCGCTTGTGGGTCGCCACTACACGGGATCCGCGGCAGTTCGTGGGCCCCAGGTATCGGGTGATGATCACAGGGCCCATAAGGATGGTGCTTTCCATGGTGTGCACTTGCGTGGTTTGGCGTTGTTGGTAGATTGGCTGCGGCCTGATGGAGTCAGGATGGGGGAGCTGTATTAAGACTCCTCAAACGAGAATCCCTCGGGCACCTCCCAGAGGTCTCCATCTTGGTGGAGCGTCCACCTAGTGCCGCGCTCGTCAACCATGTAGCAGTCGTCAAGAATCGACTGCCAGGCTTCCCAGTACCACTCGTGATCGGGTCCCGACTGGCACGTCTGAACGTCGCTCCATCGGATGTGGAGCGCGTCACACTCCGGCTCCGTGATGTCAGAGCACCACAGCTGCGGGATGTAGACGCCATGGGAGTCCGAGAGCACTAACGCAGGATCTGGCGTGGTTCGTTTCGTGGCCATGGTTCGGCTCAGTTGGTGAGGGTGTGGTTCGATCCGTCGGCGTGGTGCGCCACGTGGTGTGGCCCGCAGGTACAACGGGTCTGTGATGATGACATGTCCCGTTGTATGGTGGCGCCGAGCACGGCGGCGCTGATCAGCAGCACGGCGACCGCAAGGCGGTTGATCAGGGGGTGGTTCGTCATGCGCTGGCCTCGGCGTGGTTCGCTCCGGCTGGCGCGGATTCCGGTTTGCGGCAGTGGATCGTGGCGGTTTCCAGCAGCGTGCCGTCGGGCAGTTGGAACAGCTGCGAGCTGGTAAAACAGCTCAACTTGCGGCCGCCAATGCTGGCGCGACCTTCTAGGTGGTAGCCGCTATCACGTGGGGCGTACATGGTGCGGCGGCCGTAGAGCGTGACGGTCTCCATGGTGCTGTAGGGGCCCCAGGTGACGGTCACGGCTGGCGCGGTGAAGCGCACTGGCACGTGCCAAGCGCCCCAGGTCTCCAGTTCGCCGCGTTGATCCGCCAGCTCTGGTGAGATGTAGTCGCGCCACTGCTGGATCGTGATCGGCACGGCGCCGCCGTCAACCGGCAGTGTCAGTGGTGCTAGGTGTTTCGGCATGATGCGGGGACAACAGGGGCACTAGGTCGGCCTCTCCTGCTGTCACCTGATACTCTACAGCACTTGCGGCTGCCGCGCCACAAGTCCCGGAAAGCTAGGCTGTGAGGCTAAGACGTGGTTCGATCCGGCATGGCGGAGATTCCGGCAAACGAGAATCAAAGCAGTGGTGCGGATCCCGCAAGCGACGCCGCGCCTAAAAAAAAGCAGCGCCAGGCGTACTCTGCCGTGGAGATCGTGCGGCAGATTGATCAGGTCCGCGAGTGGCTGTCGCACGGCAAGCGACCCAATACGATCCGCCGTCTTTGTGCTGAAGAGTGGGGGCTTGCGACTCGCACGGCCGAGACTCGCATCCATGAAGCGCGGCGCGCAATGGTACGGGATCTTGATCAACTGGATCGCAAGGAGCTGGCGGCCCAGGCCGTGGAGACGCTGCTGAAGGTGCAGGAGCAGGCGCTGGATTGTCGGCAGGGTTCCAACGCGATCGGCGCAACGCGACTGATGCTGGAGCTGGCGGGGATTCTGGGGCGGTCGGCTTAGCACTGCTGCTGCTGCTGCTGCTGCTGCTGCTGCTGGCACGGGCGATGGTGCGGCCATCGGGTCGGTGGCGCGCGCAGTGCGCACCGCTGCAGTGGTGACGCACCTAAGGTGGTTCGGGATTGTGCGGCGCTGCTGTCTCTCACCTCAACCACCCCCAGTCACCCCCAAACCGCCGTCCGTGCTAGTCTGGCGGCACGCGATCCGCAGAGGATAGCGTACACAATCCGGCACAAACTGTAACAGTTCTTATCGTAAAGAATTGTTACAGTTTCGTCGCGTGCGCGGATACTGTGCTAGTTTAGTGGTGTGGGAGAGAGCACGACCCGTTGCCACCCACCACGAAACCCCCATGATCATCGACACCGACCGGCTGGAAAACCAGCTAGAGACCGCCGCTGACGTGGTGGCCGCATTGCAAGCACTGCGCGCCGCTACCACCACTGCCCAATGGGACGCCTTCTCCAGGACGCCCCAACTAGAGGCACTCCTAGACGCATGCTGTGACCTCGAGTGGATGTTAAAGGAGTGACCGGACCCCAGGCCCCCTACCACGGGGGCCCTCCCCCCGGGGGAATGGTACAGGGGTACTGCCAGATACCCGCTGCTCTCTGACCAACCCAATTTCTACACTACAATACTACTCAACAACACCCCCTCCCCCGTGCTCGCTGTCGCTCGCACAAAACAGCCCTGCCTGACGTAGGGGCTTGCCGTGGAACGCACTAGACTCGCAGGGTAGCCCCCTCCCGCCCCACGCATGAGCCTGCTGGCACGCATCCCTACCGGCTCCTGCCTCTCCAAACCCCAATCCACTGGAACGCGCTGCACAGAATCCTACGAATCCCTGCGCGAACGCATAATAAACTCCCTCCTACCTGCCCAAAAAGACTTCTGCCTCGACAACCGCACCAAAATAATAGGCTTCTGCGCCGGATTCGGCGCCGGTAAGACACGCGCACTCGCCGCAAAGTGCGTCCTCCTAGCGCTCGACAACCCCAACACCGTCATGGCGGTCTTCGAGCCCACCAACATCATGATCCGCGACGTCTGGATGCGCGCCTTCGACGACTTCCTTGAAGAATTCGACATCCCCCACGACTTCCGCGTCTCCCCCCAACCCGAATACATCCTCCACCACCCCACTGGAACGACCACTGTCCTCTGCCGCGCCACCGAAACCTTCAACCGCATCCGCGGCCAAACCCTCTCCGCCGTCCTCGCCGACGAAATCGACACCTCCCCCCACGACGTCGCCCAAAAAGCCTCCGAAATGATGCTGGCTCGCCTCCGCGGCGGCACCCACCCCCAACTCGCCGTCGCCAGCACCCCCGAGGGCTTCCGCTGGATGTACAACACCTTCATCGAAAACCCCGCCCCCGACCGCCGCCTCATCAAAGCCCGCACCACCGACAACCCCCACCTCCCCGCCGGCTTCATCGACTCCCTCTACGCCAACTACCCACCCCAACTCATCGCCTCCTACATCAACGGCGACTTCACCAACCTCGCAAACACCAACGTCTACCCCTACTTCGACCGCGACACCCACTGGTGCGACACCCCCATCACCGACGACGACCGCATCTTCATCGGCATTGACTTCAACGTCGGCGCCTGCTTCCTCGAAGTCCTCGTCCGCCGCTCCGACGAATTCCACTTCGTCGCCGAACACACCGCCAAAGACACCCCCGCCCTGGTCCGCCTCATCCAATCCACCTACCCCACCCAAATCGCCGCCAACAACCTCGTCGTCATCCCCGACGCCGCCTCCCGCCAGCGCTCCACCTCCAACGCCGCCGAATCCGACCTCGCCCTCCTCCGCCGCGGCGGCTTCACCGTCAAATCCCAACTCTCCAACCCCGCCATCGAAGACCGCGTCAACGCCCTCAACACCCTCTTCATCAACAACCGCCTCCGCATCCACAACAACTGCAAATACCTCATCCGCTCGCTCGAAACCCAGGCCTACGACGCCACCGGCAAACCCGAAAAAGGCCGCGGCGGCCTCGACGACAAATCCGGCCCCGCTGACGCCGCCGGCTACGCCATCCACGCCCTCGCCGGCCTCCGCCGCTACGCTTCCGGTGGCTCGTCCTTCCTCACCTACTAAGCCATGCCCCTCAAGCGCGGCTCCAGCAGCAAGACGGTCAGCAGCAACGTCCGCAAGCTGAAAAAGGAGGGCTACAGCCAAAAACAGGCAGTAGCGATAGCCCTCAGCAAGGCTGGCAAGAAACGCAAGCGCAAATAAGCTTCTGCGCCGCAGGCGGGAAACTAGGATATAAGTTTAAGGCCCTGGAACGTGGCGACAGATAACAGCAGCTACCCCATCGCCGCCGCCACCCCCACCCGCCCGGCCTACA